GTCCGCAGGCGCTGGGGCGAGCGGATCGTGACCCGCTTGCCGGTCGCCTCGTTGACCGCGTAGATCAGCGTTCGCCAGCGTCCCTCCCGCGACCACGATGGCGGCGGGATGTCCCGAATCTCGGTCACCCGCACGATGGTGATGTGGCCCGAGACCTTGGCGTGATAGCGGCCGCCGATTTGGACTTCGCTCTTCTTCACGGCGCACCTCTACTTGCCGTTGGCGGCGAACTGGCCCCGGTCCTTCTTCACGAACCGGGACTCCTTCCCCTTGGTCGCGATCTCGCGGATGATCGCGCTGTAGAGCGTCGCGTGCGGCGTCTTGCCCCCTGGGCTCGTCCACAGTCCCTTCGCCGCCATTGCCTCGATCATCTGCTTGGCGTTCATCGGCTCCTTGCTGGCGGCCAGGACCTGCGCGGCGGCATCGATGGCCGACAGCTTCTTCTCATTGGGTTCCTTCGGCGCTTTAGCCTTCTTGGTCGCGCCGACGGCCTTTGCCTTGGTCGCCTTGGGGGCCTTCGCCTTCTTCGTCTTCTGCTTCGTAGCCATGTCAAACTCCTCATCGTTGGAGGACGGGTGGTCCTCGGGGGTAAAGATGGGCTCGACGACAGTCGCCGGCGCCCAGGTAGTCGTGTGGGTGCGGCTCGCGCGGAATCGCCGCGTCGTGCCGTCGGGGTTCTCGAACTCGACATCGCGCACGCCGCCGTCGACGCGGACGGTGGCGCTGCACTCGTTACAGCTCACCAGCGTGGCGGTGACCTCGGGCATATCCGCCAAGCGGAAGCGTGTGCCGGGTTTCAGGCGTTCCAGGTGCGTTCGCATCGCCGGCTCCTAGAGGCACAGCTCGTCGTAGATGCGGTTGCATTCCTCGACCCCGATCAGGTCGAGCAGCGTGTCGGCCAGCCACTCGACCTCGGCCAGCGCTTGACGCTGCGATTCCGTAGACGGCGGGTTCACGCTCGCCGTCCGCAGGAAGGCGATCACCGCCGCGACGCCCTCCGGGGAGAGGTTGTCGCGGATCACCTTCTCGAACATCACCTGGTCGACCGCCCCGCTTTGGCGCTCGTGATTCTTTCCGTTCATCGTTCATCTCCGCTTCGTGGTTGGTTCGCCCCGTCGTCAGTCACAGAGAGCGGCATGAACGGAAGAACATCAAGCCAAGCGGGCCAGGAATTCAGCAGATTCTTTCAGGCCTTATTGCAGCGAAACGCTGGTGTTTTGCCTTGAATCCTGCCAAGGACGCGGCATGACCCGATGGCCAAACTCGATGAACTCAAGGCCCTGGCCGCCGACCTACGCAAGCGCTTGCGGCAGGTCGATCAGCTCACGGGCCGCGGTAGCGAACGCGACCGGGACGCCCGGCGCAAACGGGACGTGCGGGCGGCAGCCAAAGAAGTTCAGATCCCGGCGTGCGAAGATCCCGAGCGAAGGGTGTTGCTGGAGTCAGACGACACCGAGTGGCTGCGGTATTACTTCGCCGACCTGTTCTGGTATCCCTTCACCACCCAGCAATTGGAAATGATCGAAGCCATCCGCAACGCGATCCTGTACGGCGGTGACCAGTCGCTGGCCGCCTCGCGCGGCGAGGGCAAGACCAAGATCTTCGAGCGGATGCTGCTCAAGTACACGCTGGCAGGTGTCGTAAAGTTCTCGGTGCTGTTTGCCGCTACGGGTTCGGCAGCCCAGGACTCACTGCAATCGATCATGGGAGAGATCGAGACCAACGAGCGGTTGCGGGCCGACTACCCGGAAGTGTGCATACCCGTCCTGGCGCTGGAGAACACCCCCAACCGAGCGCATTACCAGATTGTCACCGGCAAGCGGCATGACAACGGCGAACCGTTCCAGGCGGTGCCGAGCCGGTTCTCATGGTGCGGCCAGGAGATCGTGCTACCGAAAGTGCCGGGCTCGCCTTCCAGCAACGCGATCATCGCCACGCGGGGTCTCGACGCCGCGGTCCGCGGGCTCAACAAGCGCAACCGGCGCGTCGATGTAGCGGGGATCGACGATCCCGATACCGAGGAATCGGTCAACAGCGAGGAGCAGGCCAAGAAGCTGGAGAAGCGGATCGACCGGGCGATCGCCGGCTTGGGCGGCCAGCAGCGCAGCGTCGCCCGAGTGATGTTGACGACGATCCAGAACCGAACGTGCGTCTCGTACAAGTTCACCGATCCGACTCAGAAGCCGACGTGGAAGGGAAAGCGGTTCCGCTTCCTGATCATAAAACCCGATCGCTCTGACCTGTGGGATGAGTACGTTCAACTCCGGCAAGCTCATCCCGACGATGAGTTCGGCCGGATCGCCCATGCGTTTTATATGGAAAACCGAGTGGCGATGGATGCCGGCGCCGAGGTCGCCAACCTGAACCGATTCGACGGGCAGACACTGCCGGACGGGACGCAGCTCGAAGTCTCGGCGCTCCAGCGGTACTTCAACGAGGTCGCTCGGATCGGACCGGAGGCGGTTGCCAGCGAATATGACAACGATCCGCCCGAGGAAGCCGGGCCGGTCGAGTCTGGGATCACGCCTTCCCGTATCCAGCGGCAACTTTCAGGTTACGACCGCAAGATCATTCCTCCGGGCTGCACGGTGCTGGACCGCGGCGTCGACGTGCGCAAGACCGCGCTGCACTGGGTGGTCCGGGCCTGGCAGCCCAACGGGACATGCTTCGTTGTCGATTATGGCGTGCATGAAGTGCTGGGGACGAAGTACGGCAGTGACGAAGGGCTCGACCTGGCCATCAAGCGAGGCATCCTCCAGTTCCTCGACGATGCCAAACAGACGGAATACGTGTGTGCAGACGACGGAGCCATCAAGGCAGTGGACATCACACTGATCGACGCCCGCTGGCAGAAGCCAGCCGTTGTCGCCGCCTGTGAGGAAGCCGGGCTGGGCGTGTATCCAGTGATGGGCTTTGGCAGTTCGGGCGGCTGCGTGAAGGCGAGTTTCCACCCCGCCCAGAAATCCACAGAGCGGGTGAAGGTCGGCGATGGCTGGAAGATGGTGAAAACCGGCCGGACGTGGCTGGTTGAAGCGGACACCGACCGCTGGAAACGGTTTGAGCACGACCGCTGGATGACAGCGCCGGGCAAGCCCGGCTGCGCCTATCTCTTCGGCAGTCCCAGCGATCCGGGCGGAAGGCTGAACCACGACGAGAAGTCCCACCACTCCTACGCGCACCACATCTGCAATGAAGTCGAGGTCGAAGAGCCGTACAAGGGAAGCGTGCGCCGGCGCTGGAAGGAGCGATCCGAGAACACGCACTACCTCGACGCCAGTTACTACACGAACGTCGGCGCGAACATCAAAGGCATCAAACCGCTGAAACCAAAGTCGGCTGCAGCAATGCCGACAGCAAAGCCGAGAAGGAAGGTCGCTTACCTATGAGTCGCAAACGACCTGGACGCCCGAAGGGATCGACCAACATTGCTGCGCTGGCTGAGGTTGCGCCTAGCCGTTGCCCGGCATGCGGGAGTTCGCGACGGACAAAGTATGAGAACTCCGACCGCCGCGACTATGGCGGCCACGGGCTCGAATTCGTCGCCATCGTGTACCGCACCTGCCGCTGCCTGGACTGCGGCCAAGCCCGTCGAGACCAGGAGAAGGTGTATGCTCCGACAGGACTCTCGGCGCAGCAAGCAGACATGTCGGAGGCCGGATAATGGGCATGCCAAGAATGCCATGTTGCGGGGCCATCGACGCCCCCGCCCGGCTCTGGACAACAAGCCTTGGCTGCCCAAATGGTGGCTCGTCCGCCCTAAAAAGTCGCCGCGAATGCAATTACCCCCCCTGACGGGGAGTGGCATCATAGCGAACGCAAGAAACTACTGAATCGCATTGCATCTGGAATGAAAAATAGAATAATTTATGCCATCGGATTAAATCGCTGCACTTGAAGGTGCAGCCAGTCACCACACTGAAAGGATTGTTTCGATGGCCCAGAATCTCTTGCTGCCGTTTGAGACCGAGCATCTTGTCAAAGAAGGGGAGGCGAAGTCGCTGATCGCGCCGATCCGCGAAGACCTCGTGTCTGTATGGACTGACTCGGTCAACCGATGGAACTCTCTTCCTGAAGACGATCGCGGGCGGCTGGGTGAGGTCGGAAACATCCCAGCGTACATCAGGTTTGGCTACAGCCAGTCGTTTGCAAAGGAGAGATTTCGGAATCGCGAGGAGGAGGGCATCGTCGAGTGCGATGCCCTTCAGGTGTTCACGTTCTACGTCCAGGACAAAATCCTCATCCGGTTTAATTCTGTGGATCGTCACCATGTCGTTCTCAATGTTGACGGCGACGACGGTAAGGAAATCTATTTCAGGCAAGCGCCGTACCACGGCATCGACAGCAGCGTAACGAGGTTGACGTGCGGCTACATGATGGATGCGGCTCGATCTAATCTCGTGTCGGTCATCATCTCGTGCCAGGTTGGCGAAGACTGCGTGTATTGGTTCCCGATTGACAACTCCGAAATGCAGGTGCTGCCGCTTCCTGGGGCCACAAAAGCGCCTGAGCCGCAAGATTTTGGCCGCCACCTAACCAAGGCGAAGCGAAGGTAGTCCATGCCAAAACTCAATCCCGATATGCTGGCAGTTGCGAGGGGCTCGCGTGGCCTTTCGCAGGCGGAGTTCGCTGAAGCCCTGGGCTGGTCACAGGGCAAAGCCTCGAAAGTCGAACACGGCATGATCGGCCTTGACGACGCTGAGGTACGATCCGCAGCCGCGTTGCTGAACTATCCTCCCGAGCTGTTCTACCTCGATGAATCAGCTCGTGGATTCGGGACTTGCTGCCTTTACCATCGCAAGCGGGCAAGTACGCCAATTCGCGTTCTGAATCAACTACATGACGTAATCAACATCCGCCGCATTCAGTTGGGCCGGTTGCTTCAGAGCGTGTCTCTGCCTCACGAGCCAAATTTTCCTGTGCTGGACGTCGACGAATACGACAGTCCGGAGGAAATTGCCCGACTCCTGCGCGCCACCTGGTCATTGCCGCGAGGCCCAATCAAGAATCTAGCGGACGCAATTGAGGCGGCCGGAGGTCTGATCGTCACAATGGACCTCGATACTCCAAAAATTGATGCCGTTAGCCAGCGCGCTGCTGGCCTCCCCCCATTTTTTTTCCTAGACCGCTCCAAGCCCGCAGATCGCTGTCGTTTCACTTTGGCCCACGAGCTGGGCCATATCGTGATGCACCGCACGCCAAACGCCAATGCGGAAGAAGAGGCTGACCGATTCGCCGCAGAGTTTCTAATGCCCGGCGCTGAAATTCAGCCGGAGCTAAGGAATTTGACAATTGCGCGTGCCGCGTCGCTGAAGTTGCGGTGGCGCACAGCGATGCAGGCGATTATCCGCCGAGCAAAGGATACCGGTGCGATTTCACCATCGAGCTACCAGTCCCTTTGCGTTCGGATTAGTCAACTTGGCTATCGGAAGAATGAACCGAACCCAATCGAGCCAGAAACCCCAAAGACGCTACACCGTGTCATGGAACTGTACATGGCAGATCGCAAGTACACGGTTTCCGAGCTGAGTGCGGCAATGCTCTGCAATGAGCAAGAGTTTCGCCAGACGTTCCTTGCTGTCGGGCCGCCACATCAACTGCGACTTGTAAAATAAGAGCCCTGGAGCTGCCAGTCACCACAACCGCAGCACCAGGGCCTTGTCTTCACCACAATCTAAGTCAGCGCGGATGCCGTCCTCGATGGGTGCAGCCGATTCTAAGCCTTGCGCCACTTAACCGCTATCCGCCTTTCGGGCGAGTGTCGGTTTTTCTCTCAAACTACTTCGCCCGGTTCCAATACGGTCGTTTGCACTTGGGACAAACCGTAGTACGCCGGTCTTCCCCCCCCTGGCCGACATACGTGGCCCCGGCAATTCCGTTACGAGAATGAGAGCGCTGGCTGCCACCAACCTGCTGCGACCATTTTCATCTCGCCGATTCTGATCGCGTTCGCGAACGCGCTGAGCTACCTCCATGTCGTGCGAACATCGTGCCGAGAAAAAATAACCGCGTTGCAGTTATCTCTCGCGCAGAAACAGCCCGCGAATCTGGACATATCGTGGCAGAAATTGACGATTGAGATATGTCCTTCGCCACCGAGCAGATCACGCGGATCGAGACGCTCCTGGCGGAGAATCCGGGCGTGAAATCAGTCGTCGTCGGCAATACGACAGTGACCTACGAAGACCTCCTGAAGCAGTACGAATACTGGAAGAACCTCGCGGACCGCGAGGCGGGCCGGCGACCCGGCGCGAAGCAGATCAACCTCAGCGGATTCTAATGGGCTGGCTCAGTTCAATTCGACGTGCGCTCTTCAGCCTGGGCGGCAGCACCTACGACGCCGTGCATGCCAAGAACAAGCGGCAAGCGCCGACGGGAATTTTGCGTAGCGAGGACAGCGAGCTGCCTCCGACTGAACGCCGCAAGCTGCTCTCGGCCACGCGGACGTTGCACCGGAACTTCTCCGTTGCCGCCTGGATGATCCGCAAACACCTCGATTATGTCTCGACGTTCAGTTTTCAGGCTCGGACCGGGAACAACGACCTCGACGACAGTCTGGAGCGGCTCGTGCGCTGGTGGTCTCAGCCCGTCAACTTCGATGTGACCAGCCGCTTTGGACTGCAGCGGTTCGCGCGGCTCGCCGAAATGCGGCGGACCGTGGACGGCGACATGGGGGTCCTCAAGCTCTCGCGGGGCTTGGTGCAGGCCATCGAAGGGGATCGCGTCCGCTCGCCCAGCGGCGGGCTGCCGGCGGACTACTCGGCCGCCGACTTTACCCACGGTATACGCACGGACAAGGCAGGCCGGCCGATCGAGTTCTGCATCTGCCAGCGCGGCAAAACGACCGATGCCGGTTCCAGTGCCACATTCACCTTCGAGCGCATCGTCCCGGCGCGGAACTTCTATCACTTTGGTTACTTTGACCGCTTCGACCAGGTCCGCGGGATTGCCCCGCTGGCAACGGCGGTCAACACGTTGCGCGACACCTACGAGGGGATGGACTATGCCCTCGCCAAGATGAAGGTCAGCCAGCTCTTCGGGCTGATCTTCTATCGCGACCGCCTCTCGCCGGACGAGAGCGGCAACGACACGCTTGGCCAGACGAGCACCAGCGACGAGGACGGCACCGGCTATGAAGTGGACTTCGGCCGCGGCCCGGTGCAACTTGACCTCGATCCGGGGGACAAAGCCGAGTTCCTGGAGTCGAAGTCTCCCTCGACCGAATTCCAGGCGTTCTCCCAGGTGATGGTGAGCGTCGCCCTCAAGGCGCTCGATATTCCCTACAGCTTCTACGCCGAAAACTTCACCAACTACAGCGGTGCCCGGCAGGCCCTGCTCCAGTACGAGCAGTCGGCCAAGATCAAGCGGCTGGACCTCCAGGCGCTGCTCGACCACCTGACCTGCTGGCGCATCGCCCTCTGGATTCAGGACGGTGTGCTGCCCGGCGTGAACCTGTCGGACATTCGCTGGGAGTGGATTCCCGCCGGCATTCCCTGGATCGATCCGCTCAAAGAGATCAACGCGGATATCGCCGCTATCGGGGCGTGCCTCTCATCTCGGACTCGTCGCCTGCGCGAGCAGGGCCTCGACTTCTACGACGTGGCCGACGAATTGGCGGCCGAGAATGAGTACCTCAAAGGTCTGGGGCTGCCGGTGAATCTGCAGGCCACCAATGCCGAGCTAATTGGAGTTGCCAATGCCTAATGAGACCCGGCAAATCCCGCTGGCCGCTCTTCGCTTCGCTGCCGACCTGGAAATGGGAGACAACGGCGAAGGGGCCAAGACGGTCCCGATCAAGGTGAAAGCCCGCGGCGCGCAGGCCGTCGATCACTGGTTCTTCGGCCGCATGGTGCACGACCTGGCCGGAATGGCGCTCAGCAAGCCCCGTCTGGCCATTGACTACTGTCACCGCGAAGACGAGGTGATGGGCTTCGCCAACAAGTTCGAGACGGAAGGCGGCCTTGTCGCTTCCGGCGCTCTGACGCCGTTTCAAGAGAAGGACCGGGCGTCCGAAGTCATTTTCAAATCTCAGCAGGGAGTCCCCTACGAGGCGTCGATCTTTTTCGATCCGGCCGAGCTCGTGCTCGAGGAAGTGCCCCAAGGGATGTCCGTGCCGGTGAACGGGCTGCAATTCGAGGGGCCGGGTGTTGTAGCCCGACGCTGGACGCTTCGCGGCCTGGCGGTCTGTCCCTACGGCCAGGACAAAACCACGGCCGTCGAATTCAGCGCCGGTAAGCATCCGACCGAGGTAGCCGTCCGTTACACGCAATCCGAACAACCCCCAGCCGCGGAGGCCGCACCGGCGGCCGCCGATTCGGCGAAGGCTAACGATACCGCCCCAGAGAAGGCCGACGAGGCCGTCGATCCTGAGGCACAAGCGTCTGGCGACAAGCCCGATGAAAAGTCGGAGCAAGAGCAGGCCGCCAAGCCCGCAGAGGAGCAGCCCACGCCCGCGGCTGTGCCCGTCGAAGCGGGAGCGCAGAGCGCCGCGCAGGATGGCACCGCCTTCCTGGCAGCATTTGGCGATCAGGGCGGTGTGTGGTTCGCACAAGGAAAGTCATTCGCGCAGTGCCAGACGCTGTTCCACCAGCAGCTCCAGGCCGATCGCGAGCGCCTGACCAAGGAGAACGAGCAGCTCCGCACGCAGCTCGCGGCGTCCCGTGGCGAGCGGGAGCCGGTGAGCTTTGGCGGAGACGCCGATGTTGCCGTGATGAATGAACCGACTGCCAAGCAGAAGGCGGCGCTGGGCAGCGGGCTCGCACGATTTGCCGCCAATATCACCCTTCCCAAGACCACTAAGAAGTAACCACTGACATCGGGGCCGGGCGCTCATTCGCCCGGCTTCATTCGATTGGCTGGACGCGGGAGTAGCTACCCGTCGAGAAGGCCTCAACCTTTCGCTGCCCGTTGAGGGGGTCGCGCGGATGACCGCACGGCCCTCTTGTCGTTTCAGCAAAGGATCGGACCGATGCCTGTTACGACCCTACTCGATATCGCCAAAGCCAACGGCTCGGATGCAGCCGTCGGCCTGATCGAAGAGGTGATGACTTATTCCCCCGAGGTGAGTCTCGGGGCGGCCCGCACGATCAAGGGGCTGAGCTACAAGACGCTCGTGCGGACGACGCTCCCCACGGCAGCGTTCCGCAATGCGAATGAAGGCGTCGCGGCGACCAAG